CATGATGGAGCATCTTGACCGCGCCGGACAGATTGGCGAGAGCGCATCGAAGGCTTGGTTTACCGACTCGCGGAATGGATGGCCGCCGAACATGCCATCGACTATCAGCGCAAAGGGCAGCGAAACACCCGGCATCGACACGGGTCAGATGCGGCGAGCGATCACACATATTACCGAGACTGGCGGCGGAGTACATGAGGGGAACCTTGCCGAACAGGAACGCGACGGCGGAGTAGAGGAATCATCGGCTCAGGTTGCAGAGGGTGTTGAGGCGGGAACTGAAGCCGTTGGCGAGGGCGTAGAAGCCGGAGCCGAAACCGCTGGGGAAACTCTTGAAGGAATCGCGGAGGTCGCTGCGCTCTAATGCCTACCATCTCACTCACGCGCGTGGCAAATAGCCCAGCATTCGCGCAGGCGTACACGGTCAATCGCTCAACAGGTAGCTTCCAGCAGGGCGGCTATGTGTCGGTCACGACGGCGATTCCGTTCTGGGGCATTATCCAACCGGCCACAGAAGAGGACTTGGCACAAGTTCCCGAAGGAGATCGCGCAACCGGCATGATGGGATTTATCTCAGAGTTGCCAATGTATAAGACTCGCGCAGAGGGAACCACATCGGGTATTGGCGACACGATTACGTGGAATCAACAGAGTTACCGTGTGGTTGCTGTCGTTCAGTGGCGTGACTTTGGGTTCAACAAGGCCATAGCAGCGAGGTTGAGCGGTGAGTAGTTTCTCGGTTCCCGGCGTAGGTACGATGACCAGCACTGGACTGACTACGGCCCAGATGCAGGTTCTATGGCAGAGCATCGTTCTACAGTGCCTCGGAATCACGCCCAGCGGCCCCACAGACGCATCGGCCTACTCTCAGGCACGGATAGACTGGCCCACGCCCGGACAGCCCGCCTGGGCAACTACAGACGACATTGCCTTCGTTCGAGCGGTCGAGGTTCCCGATCCCTACAATACGGCGCACGAGATTCAGCCGAACGCGACGCAAGGACTGACGTTCCTCGAACAGACAATTTACACGCGGGTTTGGGAAATAGGCTTCGTCTTCTACGGCCCAAACAGTTTTGACCGCGCAAGGCAGCTCAAGGCGTGTCTGTATCAGGATTTCGTGCATGATACCCTTGAGGCATCGAATCTGTATCTCGATACGGTGATTGGCACGGTACGACGGACTCCGGAGTTGTTTCAGAATCAGTGGTGGGAACGCTCCGGTTTCTCGGCAAGAATGAATGAGCAGGTTACGGATACATTGACGAAACAGACCATCCAAAGCTCCGAGATCATTCTCGAAGATGAGGCGGGTATAATCACAGATGTAACGGTCGAACTGTAGGAGAAAACAGCATGGCGACTCAACCTCTACCGCTCTCAATCCTCTGCGATGTCAGCGTTTCAGTGACTCCCGGCGGAGTGTCCGTCCCGCAGTTCAATCAGGGATTGATTGTTGGCAACAGCGGGCGCATCCCCTCGCAGGGAACAAATGGACGCTGTGTGCAGTTTGCCAGCGTCGCCGCGATGACATCCTACGGATTTCAGCCGACCGATCCTGAGTTGATTTCCGCTGGACTGTACTTTGGACAGTCTGCACCGCCCGTAACTCCGCCTGAATATCTCTGGGTTGGATGCCAAGACGCGACGGCCATCGCAGCGATCACGGTTGACTCTGGTTCAGCGGGTACGGGATGGGCACTGCACGATACCTTCCTCATCACGCAATTGAACGCCTCATTTGGCTATGGGCAGGTCACGGGCGTCAGCGGAGGGGCTGTAACCTCTGTGGCGTTCATTTCGGGGCGTCAGGGCACCGGGTACAGCATCGCAAGCGCACTGTCCACTGTCCCGGAAGCACCTAGCACCGGAGCCGCTCTTGAGGTCAATATCACGGCCATCGGTGAGACTCCGTTACAGGCAATCACCGCTTGCCGCGTGGCGCAACCGGCATGGTACGCCGCAATGAGTACGACGGCGACGGATGAAGACGACGTTGCAATCGCTCTGTATGCACAATCGGCAACTCCGGCCATGCAGTACATCTACGGGACACAGAGCGCAACAGCGTTGGTTGGCTCGGTTGGCAACGTCTTCTCGCTCATCAAAGCGGCAAACTATAGCCGCGCACACGGTGCTTACTCAACCGTGCAAGGCGGACTCGCTCCAAACAATCAATACATCGCCGCCGCCATTGCAGGCGTTGGCATGGGTCTGAATACCGGCGCACCTAACAGCGCATTTTCTCTTGCAGCCAAGACGCTAACCGGCATCACGGTTGAGCCGTTGACACAGGCGCAAATCGCCGTCTTTGCCGGTACGCCTGGACTTGGATTCGGCAACAACGGCAACAGCTACAACAACTATGCCAACAGCTACGACTTCTACTATCAGGGAGTCAATGGCAACGGTATGAACTTTGCCACCGTTCTCGGCCTCGATATGCTGGCGGCGGATGCGCAGATTTCCGTTCTCAATGTCCTGCAATCCCTTGCCTCCATTCCGCAGACCGATGGTGGGCAGGCTCTCATCCTCAATGCCGTTCGCGGAGCTTGCAGCCGTGCCGCAAATCGTGGATTCATCGCAGCGGGGACGTGGAATGGTATCGCAATTCCACTTCTACCCTCTGGTGGGCTGACTCCGGGTACATCGCTCCCCTCTGGATTCTGGGTTGGATCGTCTTCCTTCTCAACTCAGGCGAGCGGCGACCGCGCCCTCTTCAAGTCCATGCCAGTCTATGTCGCCGTAACTCTGGCCGGAACGCAGCAGAGTTTCACTATCGCTGTAAACGTGCAACAGTGAAGTAACAGGAGATCGCAATGGCAAACGGAACTACGACATACTCATTCAAAGACCTCACGGGCGCGATTGCCTCTCCCCTTGCCGGGGCGTTCATCCTTGCCGGTGGTTCGCTCGGCTCTGGCAAAATCACTGTCGAGATGACGCACGAATGGACAGAGCAGGACGTTGCCGCTGATTCCGCCGTCATGGTTTCGACTAGCCCCGGATTCAACGGGACAGTGAAAGTCTCTTGCCAGCAGACCAGCGCAATCAACTCCTATTTGAAGTTGGCGCAGAACCTCCACCAGACCGCAGTAGCGAACGGAACTTCGGCGGACTGGGCTGCTATCGCCCTTGACCTACAGAACCTCGTCACGGGCGACCAGAACGTATGCACGGGGGTTTCCTTCACAAAGAAGCCGCCACAGCCCTATGGGTCAAAGGGTGAGTATCTGGAATGGACTCTCATGGCCGCAAACATCTCGAACCAGTAGCACGGAGACATTATGGAGCTTGCTAGAGTCACCATTCGCAAATCAGATGGCAAGAGGATTTACACTCTAGGCCCGATCAACAAACTACGGCCTTTTGATCGCCTGCTTTGGCATACTCTTTACCATAGGTTTCACTGGAATTGGGTTTACAGGTGGATGTGGCATAGATATAGGAATAGGGAGAAATGATGGATCACAAGGACATCACCATCGGCGATCAGCAGTACCGCATCGGCCAGATGACGGCGGCGGACGGTAGCTGGATTCGGCTTACCTTCGTCAAGCGGTATCGAGCCTATCTCGCCACGATCACGCCAACAGACCAAGATGCCGCATCCGAGGCTCCCGCGATCACGCCGGAGCAAGGATTTGCGATGACGGCGAACTTCCTGCTTGAGCAGTTGACGCGCGAAGAGTTGGCGGAAGTCCAGAGAATGTCTCTTGCAGTATGTGGTCGCTACAGCGTCAAGACGGGAACGCCGATTGCCATGCCGATCTTTATGTCGGATGGTCGTTATGCTATTCCCGATCTTGAGTTTGATGGCCCAACGGTTTTGCAGTTGACGCAGGAGACGGTTGCATTCAACATCGCCCCTTTTTTTACCGCAGCCGGGTCGAGCCAGACTCCGGCGACGGCGGATTCGAGCCAACCGAGTACCCTAGCCTAGACCCGTTTCTATGGAGGCCGGTACAGGCTGGACTTTGGAAACATCGGGATATTGTCGAAGGTGTTTTCACGTTTCAGGATTTGTGCAATGCGCATGAGTACCTAGACGTGAGCGAGAAAAACGAGGCCGACTTCCGCGCGTATCGAGAGCGGCACGGAGGATAAGAGATGGCCGACGTTATCAAATCTTATCTTGTATCTCTCTCCGCTGGCGTCGATAAGGCATCCTTCGATAAGTTCGCGTCTGCAATGCAGGGAGCGGAGAAGACCGTCGCCGGTTCTGTTGGCGGCATCGTTGGCAACTTCCTCAAGTTCCAAGTGGCAGGAACCACGGCCTTCGCATCCGTTGGCTTTGGCCTCATCGCGTACATCGACAAGCTCGCCCAGGCCGACCTAAAGACAACTCTTCTAGCGCAACAGAACATGATGAGCGTTCAGCAGTATCGCGCCGTTTCTACGGCCCTCGATACGCTTGGAGTAACGCTTGACGATGTGTTCTTTGGCACGAAGGAAGTGCAAGAGCGTTTCCACACCCTCATCGAAGACCAGAAGCAACTTGCCGCTGTGTTGGGGCCGGGATATGAGAAGCAGCAGCAGATGGTGCGCGATGTAACCTTCCAGCTTCAACGCCTCGAAGTGAAGGGCGAATACTTCGGCATGGCGTTCGTTTCGCAGCTTCTCGAAAAGCTCGGATTCGGCAAGGGCGGAATAGTTATTGAGCTTGAGCATCTGAATGATTATGTTCTGAATAACCTACCAAAGTGGGCAGACGTTTTCTCGACAGATGTAATCCCTTACTTATCTCAACTATGGGACTTGCTGAAAGTTCTCGGTAACGATGCTATAGGACTCGAACATAATTTTATTCACATGATCGGAGCTATTTCAGGCAATACCGATCTGGAAAAATCGACTGGTTCGTTCAAAGACTTCGCAGAGTCCATAGGAATTGCAGCGCATGAGTTTGGGGTATTGTTGCAACTTATGGCGAAGGTTGAAACAATCATCCCTCCGCTGATTGACATGATGCTGCACATGGTAGTGGGAGCAGCGGAACTTAGCAGTGGTCATCCGATAAAGGCGAAATCGGAGTTTGACCAGGCTCATGATATAGGCGAAGGATCGCTCGCCGATGCCGCTAAGGGAGTCAAGGACTTCATGGCATCGAACCCCTGGGCTTATAATCAGCCGGAACAAATTGCAGACTTGAAACGTGCTGTGTCTGGTTATTCAATGCCGCTTGGTTCTGGGATGCCCACTGACCCTAACTTTATGAGGTTGGTCTACGGAATCGCGCTGACGGAATCAGGAGATAGGCAGACCGATGCCAGCGGCAAGACGATCATGGGGCCTCCGAATCCAAGTGGGGAGTTGGCGGTTGGCCGTATGCAGTTGCTACCATCGACCGCCAAGATGCTCGGAGTAGACCCTTACGATGCCGGACAAAACCTTCTAGGCGGGGAGAAGTATCTCGCGCAGCTTCTCTATAGGCACGGCGGAAACGTTGGGGATGCGCTTGCGGACTATGGTGGAGCATCGGGAGGCCAGTATTCAGCGAAAGGGCAGGACTATATTCGGAAGGTAGAGAGCGCGGGCGGAATCTCTATTGGAACAATTATTGTGAACTCGTCTCCGAGCTTAACCCCTGAGCAACACGCGGCGGCAATCAAGAAGGGTGTACGCGAGGGATTCGACCAGCATGTACAGCAGCAGATGGCAGAATTGAACGGGGCATACCAATAGAATGGGCGGCATCGCAATCCCGCAGGTCGCATCCACCGCAATGCTTGGCGCGGGGGAGATCATTGTCTACGCCTACTCGAAGTCGCTGCAAGCGAAGCAGGCGGCTGGCAAGAAGGCGTTGCTCGGCACGGTCGCCGGACTTGATACTCAGTTCCGTCCTCCGCAGTGGAGCGCACCCGCTCTGACGATGCTCACGGTTCCAGCAAACTACATCACCAACACGCAACAGGTTAGCTCGCAGATTGTCGATAACGCGGGGAATCAGGTAGCGGCTCCCGTTGTGCGAACGTCTCCAGCAGCACAGCCGCAGTACCTTGTCTTCGACGGGGTGATGCGTCTCTCGCACTCACAGAAGTTGCGGATGACTTCACACCCGATTCAAGATGGAGCGAACGTCACCGATCACGCCTATCTTGATCCCGCACACCTCATCATGGATGTAAAGATGACGGACGTGCTGCCTGACTTCTCACCCAACGGAACGCCTTGCTGGGTCGGCAATCAGTCGAAGTCCGTCTCATGTTTCCAGACGCTATCGAATCTCCGCGCCGCTCGCGTTCCTCTCACTGTGACGACTCGGTTGATGACCTATACCAACATGTTCATCATTGACGTGCAGCCGCTCGATACTGTAAAGACGCGCTACGGGCTTGAGGCAACGGTAGAGTTTCAGCAGATATTTCTCTTCAGCGTGGCAAGCCAAGCGGTGAGCGCACGACAGCAGACGACGGACACGACGACGCTAGGGCAGACCAATCCTACGCCAGTTCCCGCAGGAGTGACGGCGCAACAGGGGATGCCGTCAAGTTCTACGGGAGCACCTTCGCCAGCGGCAATTCAGCAGTCTACGGGAAAGGTTATCGGAGCGAGTGTTCCCTCCGCCGCTGCAACTCCTGCCGTAAACAACGGCATCGCGGGGCCGGAAAGCAGTTGGGGATGGCAGAATGTATCGGGCAACCTGAAAGACGCATGGAACTCGCTGTGGTCAAAGGGAGACCAAAGTATCTGGCACATAAATTAATATGGCGCAAATCATCCCCATTACGAACGCTCCAAACCAGACGCTCAACGTGTCCCTGAGTGTCGATGGGAACGTGCTGCGTCTCACGCTATTCATCACCTACAGCGAGATGGCGCAATACTGGGTGATGTCGGTATCGGACTCAGCGGGCAATCTTCTTCTCTCATCTATCCCGCTCATAACCGGCGCGTGGCCTGCGTCAAACATTCTCGCTCAATTTG